GCCCGGGGGCTCAGGTCGCCGCTGGGGCGCAGGTGGTGGTCTGGATACCGCCGGACAGTCCGTTCGGGCACAGCGGGATCGTCAGCACGTAGCTACTGCCGCAGCGCATGCACACCTGGATGCCCTCCTCGGTGAAGAGGGAGGTGTACATGTTCTGGGTGAGGCTGGCGTGGTCGTAGACGCCGTCCAGGCTGATGACGTCGGCCTGGAGCTGGAAGAACGAGCCGGCCCGGTACAGCAGGATCTGCACCTCGCCCGGCCACACCGTGGGCACCGTCGCGCCGCCGAAGCCGGTCTCGTCCTGCTCCGCGTAGGCGTCCTGCCAGTCGTATACCCACATCGGGTTGACGCCGACGGACCGCAGGTAGGTGTCGAGCTGGTCGTCGCTGACCGTCCACCGGTTGTCGATGCCAAGCTTCTTGCGAAGATCCGACTTGAGGATGCCGCGCAGCCAGTAGGGGGCGACCATCTCCAGGGACTGCCGCTGCGACAGCCGCTCACGGTAGCGCTGGTACTGCACTTGCAGTTCGAGCATCGACAAGACGGACTCGACTGCTCCGGGCCCGTGCGGGTCGGTGATCCCCGCGGTGGGGTTCGGCACTCCGCCGGCCGGCATCGTGACCGGGGTGGACAGCTCCACCATGCGGTTGATCTTCCACGCATTCAGCTTGTGCGCGTGCACGGCAAGCACGCCTTCGGTGAACTGGGCAACACGCTCAGGCCAGCCCCGCTCGGTGAGAATCGGGGTGCGGATGCACACGCCGTCCACGTCGAGACGGCACTCCACGAAGTCCCCGCACGGGACCTCGTTGCAGGTTTTCTCCCGCCCGGCGATGGACTCGGCTTCGGTGAGGTGGAATCCGGCGCTGCTCCACAGGGTGGACCAGTCGAAATCAGCCGGGTAGCGCAGGCCACCTCGGCGGGCGGTGATGGTCGGCAGGGCGACCATGCCCTCGTTGGTGATGCGGATGTCGCACAGCTCGTAGGTGGTCTCCGACGGTGCGCACCAGCCTCCCGCAGCAACGAGGGATCCGCCGGGCAGACGTGTTTCGTCGGTCGCGCGCCTGATGACCTCGTCGCCGAGACGGAAGTCGTGGGCATCGTCGATGGTGAACTCCGCCGGTGAGTCACGGCGGATGCGGGCGATGCCGACCTGGTGCCGGCCCTGGGCCTGGGACGCGGCCAGCGGCGCCATCCGGGCCTCCCACGCCCGGCCGAAATCGATCAGGCTGTTCAGTTTCTGGCCGGTGGCGAATCCGGAGATGTCGCCGGCCGCCACGAGCGTGAGCTGGTCGCGCCCGTCGCTGCCGGTGTCCGGCGGGGTGGCGGTGCTCAGGCCGAGCGGTACCCGCGGCCGGGCGGACGCGGCAACGGCCGCCGGTTCCGCAGCGGTCGGCGCGGCCACAGGAGCGTCCTGGGGTACGGCCCCGGTTGGGGCACTCCAGGGCTCGGCTGTGGCCGGTGAAGCCGCCTCGGCGGACGTGGCTGCGGCCGACTCGTTCCCCGCCTCACCACCAACTTCGGCGGGCTCCGAGGGGGCGGACGGCGGCTGAAACGCGCGGAGTCGTTCGGACGCATCCGCCATTCGTGCCGCCCGCTGCTCGACCGCCTGCTGGTGCGCGGTCACGCCGTCCGCGACCGTTGCCAGTTGCTCCAGCTGCCCGACCGCGTCGTCGTCGACTGGCGTGCTGCCGTCACTGACCGCTTCGAACCGGGCCACGATGTCCGCAGCTACCGCCGAGGTGTCGAACTCCGCGCCGGCCTCGGTGATGGCGTTCTGGATGATCTCGCTGTGCTGGTCTGCTGGGGCCTCGCCGAGTTTGGCGAGGAGGTCGTCAAGGAAGCTCACGGCTTCCCCTCCAATCAGAGAGGGTCGTCGTCAGCTCCCGGCCCACAGCAGCCAGCAGAGCACGTGCGTGTCAGCGGGCAGGGTAGGGGTGCATACGCGCCGCCCTATCTACCCTTGGGCCGCGTCGGGCAGGTCTTCGTAGTGGATCGTCTCCGACACCGCACCCGTCGCCCACTCCACCCGCTCGACGCGGCCCTTACGGTCACAGCGTCGCAGTGACGCGAGAGCCGTTTCCTTGTCGCGGTAGGGCACGACGCCGCCGTACTGGTCGGTGTGTCGCCACGTTGTCCCGCCGCCCGAACGACTGCCGGTGGCTGTGGCTCGGCCGCCGGAGCGCCCTCCGCAGTTGCAAGTCATGGTGTGATCCCCTTTGTCGGTCAGGAAGCGTTCTTCGTCAAGGTGCGAATGCGGCGGTCGGCGGCGGCCACGCGCAAAGCATGGACCCGTGCTGCTGCCAGCGCGGCCCGCTGGGCAATCCGCGTGGCGGCGTCTGTGATATCCGGTGCGGGATCAGTCCGGGGCGGTGGAGGGAGGGAAGCCGCGGGCAGTGCACCCGCTGCGACGAGCGCGTAATCGCCCTGGTTGTCGCAACGCTTGACCGGCACGGGGAAGCCTTCGGTCGGGACCGCGAGGGCGGCCACGAGCTCCAGCTCGGCGCCTTCTTGGCGCCAGTCGCCGCTGAAGCGGGACAGGCTCAGCCGCAGGCGCTGCTCTTCCTCAAGGTCTGGCAGGACCGCTCCGGCGAGCCAGATACCGCGGGAGTCCTCGCCTGCGCGGACGACGGCGGCCATGGTGCCGGTGTCGTCGTAGTGGGCTGTGGCGGCATGCCGGTCGAGGCCGAGGGAGGCGTGTCCGGTGCTCATGGTGATCAGGCCGACGTCGATGAGGCCCTCGCTGGTGTGGATTGGCCGCGAGTTGAACAGGGCGTATCCGCTCGGCGAGTGTGGGGGGGTGACGGCGCGTCCGGGGAAGGAGCGGTGCGCGATGCCCCAGGCAGCGAGGTAGCCGCGGACCCTGCCGTCCTCATCGACGGTGATCGGCTGGAGCTCGGTGAGGTCGGGGCTTCGGAACCAGTCGGTGGGGGGTAGCCAGCCGTCGATGTGGACGGCCGCCGCGGTGAGAGAGTCGCTGGTGTCCTCAGTGGAGACCGCATCGGCGGGGGGCATGTCGATCGCCGCCGTGGCGGTTGCCGCGGCCGGGGCGGCGTCTTCGGGATCGTAGGGTCGGTCCTTCGTGGGGCCTGCGGGCACCGCGTCCTCGGCGTCGCAGCCGGCTGTCTTCCAGCCACCGGAATCGTCCGGGCGGACACAGCCCCAGGCCGGGTCATACGCCACGGTGTCGTTGTCGGGGGCTGCCTCCTCGGGCTCCTGGTCGGCGGCGAGCCCGATCTGGGCTTCGGGGAAAGCCGGATGGGCCAGGAGCGAGGCGCCCATGATCCGCCACTGGGTGTACAGCTCGCCGGGCTGCATTTCGTCTGCGTCCTGGTCGCAGTCTTCGATGATCTGTCCGTCGGTGCTGACGCACACCATCCGGCCGGCGACCTTGTCGACGTCTGCGCTCACGAACCGCAGAAACCCGCCGCGGATCTTGCGGATGAGTGCGGCGCCTTGCGGGTCTTCGGTGTCGATACGGCCGCGGCCCATGATCTGGGGGCCGTCGCGCCATACCTCGTCGAGAGTCATCAGACCGACGGTGGCGCCGTCATGTCTGGGTCCGGTGACGTACTGGACGGTGACAGGCAGCGGTAGGGGCCGCACGTCGACCGGTGTGTCAACGTCGAGGGCGAGCATGCGGTTGTCGGCAGACCACTCATTGACGAGGGCGATGGTGCCGGTCCAGGTGCCGTCGTCGGCAAGGTCGACGGTTGGCGCCGCAGCGGCGATGAGGGAGGACGTCCAGGGGATGAGCATGGCGGGTCTCCTACGCGGGGGCGGGACGGTATTGGGCGGCGCAGCGACAGTTGAAAACGAGGTGGGCTGGCCCGCGGGGGTCCGCAGGGAAGTGCAGGCGGGAGCCGCCGACGGTGAAGGCCTCGCCGATGGGGCGCGTCTGGCCGTGGGCAGCTCGGTGTTCGGGCCGGGTGCGGGTGTCATCGGTGGCGAGCCAGGTCTTGGTCCAGGGACGGCGGGTGCGTTGCTGCTCGTCGAGGGCGGCTGCTAGGGCCCCGGCGTTGAGAGCGGTCATGGTCTCGGTGCGAGTCATGGTGGTGGCCGAGCCGTCCCAGCCTTCGAGGGTGGCCAGGGTGGCGAGTCGGGTTCGCAGGGCGGCTGGTGACTCGCTGCCGGTCCGGCCGGTGCGCCAGGTGGTTCTGAGCCGGTCCCAGACGGTGCGGGGCCAGGTCCGCAGCCGGTAGGGGAGCGCGGCGGCTTCATTTGCGGCTTGGCCGGTCTTCGTTCCGGTGGGCGCGTTGGGGGCAGTGTTCCGGTAGGAGTGTGCCCAGATGGTCTGCCACACGGGGTTGATGTGCTGCTGGACCAGGCGCCGCCACAGGCCCTCGTCTGGGAAGCCGGACCAGTCCGGCTCGGGCCCGTTTCCGGGGGCTGCGGCGGCGGTGAGTGCCTGGTCGAGCCCGAGGCCGTCTCGGACGGCGGCCAGGAACTCGCTCACGGCGCGGCGTACGGCTGGGTGGAGTTCGCGTTCGGCCGCGGCGACCTGGTCGCGGTTGTGCATGCGCGCCGTCAGCCATGGATCCGGTGTGGGCATCAGGTCACCGTCGGGGGGTAGTCGGCGTCGGCGAGCAGACTGGCCAGGTGCTCCGGTGCGTGCTCGATGCCGGTGAGTAGCAGGCGCCGCACGTACAGGTCGACTGCGCGGTGTAGGCATTCCTCGCCGGTGGTTGAGGCGCGGAAGTCGGTGTACGCGCTGGCGAGCATGCTGTCGAGCTGGTACTCCTCGGCTCGGAGGTGGAGGTAGATCTGGTGGTGCGGGATGTCGCGGTACTTGCCGCGCAGAGCACGGCCTCCGTTGTTGAGGAGCCACTGTCCGGCGCGGCCGAGGGCGCGACGCACGGCCATGTCGAGGCATCGCGTGCGCCAGTCCACGCCCGCGGCGTGGACCGCGGAGGCGGCCAGTTCAGGCGGGGCAGCACGGGGCTCGTTGCGGGGCAGTTCGGGCGGCACCGGGCGTGGGGGTTTGCTCTCCACGGAGCTCCGGCCGGGATTGGCGCTGGGGTCGACTGGGGGCTGGTCGGTGGTGGGCAGGCGAATGCCGAGGGCGGCGAGCGCCGATGGGGCGAGCTGGGTGTTGGTGGTGGCGATCTGGACCAGGAGGCGGCGCCGCTGCTCGTCCTGATCGGGTTTGTCTTCCTCGGAGAACCCGAGCTCGCGTAGGTACGCGTCGTCGGATAGGACTCCGCGGGAGTGGGCTTCGGCGGCTTCCGGGGCCCGGTTGGGGCGCTGCTTGAGGTCGGAGAGGTCGTACCAGCACGCCCACGTTTCGGGATCGGGTACGCCGAGGGCTTCCCACGCGGGCCGGAAGTACTGGGCTGTGAGGGCGTCACAAATCAGGCCGAGCTTCGGCTCCAGGTGCAGCTTGATGGAGTTGTCGTCGATCGCCCAGGCGTTCCAGTGGTTGGTGTCTGCCAGCCCGGTCAGCACCTCGGGCGGCATGTCCAGGCCGATCGCCAGGCGCTTGATGGCGGACTCCCGCAGCGGCAGCACTTGGTCGTCCAGTGGTACGTCGAACACGATGCGTTCGAACTTGCCGCTGACTTCGCCGGGGACCTGCACCACGATTGGGACGTGTGCGGCGGCGGAGTCCTGGTCGCGTTTCGATGCCGCAGCAGCTTCGATCAGGGAGGAGACGAGCGGGTTGGCGTGCAGGGGATTCGGGCCGTCGCTCTGCTGCGGAGAGGTGGGGGCAATCATGTCCGACACGGCGAGGATGCCGGGTCCGCGTAAGCGTGAATCCAAGGTGGCCAGGATATGGGCGCTCAGTCCCTGCAACTCCCGCAGCGGTTCTTCCATGCCTTGCAGGGGGGAGTCGGGCAGGTAGCCGTATTCGTCGTCTGCTCGCCACAGCCGGATCAGGGTGCACTGGTCGAGAGGCAGGTCGATGCGGGCGGCCTGGGATTCGGGGAGCTGTACGCGGATGGTGCTGCCGCCGCCAGTGCTACTGATTTCACTCGGGGAGCACAGGAGCCAGCGGCGGGCCTGGGATGTGGGGTCGTCGTAGCCAACGAGGTACGACTCGCCGGGTACGTCGAGATGGACGCTCAGGCGTCGCAGTAGTTCGGCTTGCCCGGTCTGCCCGCCTGCGAGTTCTTCGAGGGGTGCGAGAAGTCGGGCGACTGTGTCTGGGTCGATGTCGCCGTCGGTTGCCTCGGCGTTGATGGGTACAGGCTTGGAGGACCCGTCCGGGTCGATCTTTCCGATGTACAGGCGGGCGCGGGATAGGCCGTTGGCGGCCCATCGGATGCCGGACTTCAGCTCGGGGACGGCCCGGTACCACTCCCAGCCCTGTGCCTGCCATTCATGTCGGCGACCGATGACGCTGCGGACCTGGGAGGAGGTGACGAGCGCGGCGGAGGCCAGCAGGACGGAGCCCGTCCCGTCACCGGGTTTGGTCCGCTTGTGAATTTTCCACCAGGCCACCGGCGCCCCTCTCTTTCAGCTCGCTCTATCGGCGCTCGTCGCGCAGGACGATGTGCAGGGGGCTCACATCGTGCTGCCGGAGCGGCGGCGGGGCGTCGAGCCAGTCATGCAGGATGCTGGCCGCCCACGAAACGGACGGGATGGCCAGGACCAGCAGCCACACGACTCCGACTGGTCCGAACAGGTCGTGGTACCAGGCGATGGATCCGCTGGTCGTGATGCTCGACACCCACACGGAGGCGCACCAGGTGCAGCTGAGGAGGCGTCGCACCCACGCCCATCGGGTGCTGGTCTGTGCGCGCTTGCTGATGTTCTTGCGCCATCCGTCGGTGATCGTGTCCTCGACGGCGAGGCGGGTGTATCGCGCTGTGGCCGAGATGGTGAGGACGGCGATGAGGATGATGTTGGTCACGGCTGGAGGGTAGGGGCGCATACGGCGTGGTCCGGCCCCGGCGCGAGAGGAAAAGGGGCGCGCCGGGGCCGGACCACGCCGTATG